GGATTCCGCGAATCGAAGCGTTGGTTGACGCAGGCGTTGGATGTTTGATCTGCCCAATGTTTGAGGAGGCGGGTTTGGAGATCCGTTGTGCTGGTCGGATTCAGGGATTGCACGAGCGTAGGAAACGGTCGGCGGGTGGGAGTCTGGTCAATCCTGAGAACCTGATACCGGCGTGCAATTGGTCTAACGGTTTTGTTGAGGATCAACCGGCGCTGATTCGTGACCTGTTTGGTCAGGCATTGGTTGTCCGGGAAGGCGACGAAGATTGGGAGCGGCTCGGTGCGCGCAATGACCGCTGACCAAGTTTGGTTTGACGTGAAACGTAAAGGGCCACGGAGTTGGTCGTGGTCTGTTTGGCAGGGTGCGCGAATCGTGAAGTCCGGTCGCTGCCCTGCTCACGGGATTGCTTTTATGGTTGGCGGCATTTCTGCTTCCCGGACAAGGGCGGATACGTTTTGGGATTCGAGACGGTGAGATTTCATATTGCCCCTGACTCTCTTGAGGCGGCTGTTATCGAAGCTGCTCAGGAAGGCCACGGGTTGATACTCGCGATGAGTAGCGTGTATCTGTTCGGTGTTGAGGGGATGCCAGTTGGCAAGGTTGCGGGTTTGTGGAATGTCGAATTTACGGAGGAGCAGGTGTGGGAGATGTTAGAAAATAGAGCGGTCGGGGTGAAGCCGTGAGCGCGCGTCTTACTCCAAAGGAGCAGGCGCTCCGGTTAGTGACGGAGCGTGAATTGCAAAGTCGGTTGATGGCGTTTGCCCGGTTGTACGGGTGGCGGGTCGCGCACTTTCATGATTCGAGACGGCAGGTAAAGCCGGGGGTGTTTGTTGGCGACGCTGACGCTAAGGGGTTTCCTGATCTCGCGTTGGTGCATCCGAGGTTTGGATTTGCGTGTTTGGAGTTGAAGAAAGAGCTGGGGAAGTTGTCGCCGGAGCAGATCGATTGGTTGGATGATTTGGTGCGGGCTGGTGTTCCTGCGTTGGTGGTGCGCCCGTCGCGTGAGCTTGAGGTTTGCGGGTGGTTGTCGCGTGGGTTTCCTGCGGTGGGTGTTGTTGCGGGGCTGCGTTAACGTGAAAGCTATTTGAGAAAGATTCCAACTGGTGTCGCATAGTGTCCTACAGGGCTGCTACAGTATGGGCATGGACAACATTGAACGCACAGCAGTATGGAGCTACAACGAGCGAGACGTAGCTTGGCTGCTTCACAAAGGTTGGCGAACGGAAGTCATCACTTGCGACGGCACGCTCGTAGAGGTTTGGATCGCACCCCCAATCGAAGAGGCCACGGCCAACGAGCAGGCCTAATAAATAAATAAGAAATCTTACGGTTTGGCTTGCAAGCCGTAGGACGACGAGCTACAGTTATTACACAACGAACAAGGAGAACAGCAAGATGGAATACGCACTGAACACCGAGACAAGAATGAACCCAAGCAACCCATCAGCGGCGACGTACTACGACGAGCGGGTTTGCATCTACGTCATCGACGTAACCCGCGACCCAGCACGGCCAAGCCTGCGGGTATACACGAGCTACGGCAGCGCCACCCACGCCGTAGGCGACAGGCTGGACATGCGCTCCAGCCTCCAGCCAAACCGCAGCCTCTGCGGATACCGAGGAGCGACCGTAGTAGCGGTCATCGACACCGACGGCACCACTACCGGCACCCTTCCAACCCGAGGCCTTCCCCACTGGGTTGCCAAGTAACACCCACAACAAACAAGGAGCAAAGCATGACTACCCACTACGCATACAACACGCAAGAGAAGATCAACCCGACAGGCGAACGCGCTGCACGCGAAACACAAGCTCGTTCAACCATCTACATCATCAACGTCAGCAAAGACTTTGTTCATGCACCGAAGTCTGTCGATGGTATTCGCAGAGGACGCGGAAGCTTTGCTACGCAAAAGCTGCGTGTCTATGTTCAATACGGCTCGGCAGAAATGCGTGTCGGCTGGAGATTCGCAGTTCGTTCGTCGCTCAATCACCGCATCTTGTGTTCTGCTCAGGGAGCAGAAGTAGTAGGGGTCATCGACACCGACGGCACCGTCTCCGGTGAGATTCCTAACCGCATGCTGCCTTGGTGGGTTGCCAAGTGAGTTACCTGATGCCGAAGACGGGCGAGCGGTTTGAGTACGCCGGGGAAACCCACACGCTTGCCAGATGCCGGATGGTCGACGGCAGGTTCGTTTATGACTTGACCAGCAACCGCACCGGGCGCATCGTCCTTGGTGTGAAGATCGAAGACTTTGGAAAGGAAGCCTGATGGGGATTTCAATATCGGTGTCATGCGAGACCGCGCAGGAATGGAACGCGCTTGAGTCAGAGGGTTTCTACTCCGCTGACATGGGGTACTCCTCATGGGCCAACGTGCTGGAGTGCTTCAACTTGACCGTCGAAGATCAGGTCGTGGGTTCGCTCCCTGCTGAAGCGTTTCTTGATAGCGGCGTTGACCCGCTTGCTCAAGCAGGCCGCTACGAATCGACTTGGGTTGTTGGAGGCGGGTGGCAGAACGTGACAGCGCGTAGAGTTGCGGACGTGATCAGGGTTGCTACTGTGGCCCGCCAACTAAGAAGGGAAGTCGTGTGGGCTTAGAACCGGTAGAAGGTTCAATCGAACAGGCGCTCTATAACTGGAATGGTTATGGGGCGTACATTGTTCTGACCGCCAAAGACTACGAGCGGGTCGTTGCGAAACTGACTGAGCTGGAGTTGCTGGAGCCGGTGCTTGGAATGGACATGGTGGTCCTGCCCTGTTTTCTTGACATTCCTGACTACGATGATGCGGATGGATCGCAGGGAGATACCTGATCGCAGGCATCTCCCTGACCGCAGACAGTTTCCTCGCAATACAACTGATCGAAGGAAGGCACGCAGACGCATGGAAGTTTTCACCTATTGGGGCCACGTTCTTGCTTACGCTGACTTCGAGTACAACACAACTCGTTTGAACGAGCGGGCGGTTGAGATTCCTATTGTTCGCCACTGGTTGAAAACTGGGTCGATCCTTGAGGTTGGCAACGTACTCGGCCATTACCCTGAAGCACCTGAACGCGCTGTCGTAGATCGCTGGGAGCAAGCGCCGGGCGTGGAGAACATTGACGTATTCGATGTGGCTGGTTCGTGGGATCAGATATTTTCTATCTCAACGCTGGAGCATGTTCGTTGGGACGAGAAACCTCGTGAGCCGGGCGGGTCGGTTGCGGCGATACATCATCTCCGCTCTGTGCTTGCACCGGGCGGGCGGCTACTCGTGACTGTCCCTACGGGGTGCAACCCGCCTTTGGACGAGTGGCTTGCTGCGGGCGAGACGGGCGTTGATCGTGCTTGCACGTTGGTCAGGGATGGAGCGCATTGGCGGCAAACCTCTGAGGTTCAGATTCTCCCCTATGGGCAAGCAGCAGGCTGGGCTGAGTCTGTTTGGGTTGGCGAGTGGAGCGCGTAAGCGATCATGTGAATGTGGTTGTTACCGGACCGGCGGGGTCGGCAACCCGGTTTGTGTCTAGGTGGTTGGAAGCGAATCCTGCGGTGGTGGCCCGGCATTGGTCGATGCCGTCCGGGGATAAGTGGATGTCGCATTGGCCGACGGACTTTGACTTTGACGGGGAGTGGCCGGAGGCGGTTGTTCTGGTGTTGAGGTCTTTCGAGTCAACGATTGGTTCGCAGGTGGATCGTGGTATTGCTTCTTGTCGTGAGGAGGCTGAAGCGAATATTGTGCAGGCGCAGATGCGGGTGTTGACTTGGTCGGTTGCTCGTGGCATCCCCTTGTACCCGTTGATCTATGAGGAAATCTTGGTGGCTCCGGCGAGCTTTGCGGCGTTGTTTCGTTGGTTGGATGTGGAGCCGGTGGAGTGTCCCGAGCCGGTGGTTGACGGCAATGTGAAGCATCGGGTGGTTGAAAAGAAATCTTGTTATTTGTTTGGCCGTGACTTGAATCTGTAGACTGACGTGCTACAGTAACGGCATGGACACCACCACAACAACCACCCGCCGCACCGCTAACAGCGGGCGGACCATCGCCGCACAGACCTCTGGCGCTTGCGGCTACTGCGGTTGCATCCGGGTCATCCCCGCACACCGCGCCGATACGCTGGCACCCCGCGCGGTGGTGACCTGCGGCCACGGTTCCTGAACCAAGGCCGCAGGCACGCCGCTAGTAGCGGACGGGCCTACACCTATAGCCCCCCAACTAACACGGTCCCGGTCCGGGCTGGGGAGTACAGTTAGCCCATGCCTCGCGCTTCAAGATGGAACCAACAGACCGCCGCCGAGTTTGCGATGATCGCGCCGCAACCAAATATTGCATCGGTGTCTTCGGCGGCGCTGTCACGAATTGACGCTTGGACCGTCCCTGCTCGTAAAGGCCACGAGTGGCAGCGGGATGCGTTTTCGTTTAACGAGTTGATTGGCGAGATCGGCTACCTCAACAATTTGGTTGCGAATCTGGTTTCGACTTGTGAGCTTCGCGTGGTGGAAAGCAAAATCGGGGTTGACGGTTTGGAGATGGACGAGTCAACTGACCCTCGTGCCGTTCGCGTTATGGAAGCGTTTACCGGACCGCAGGGCGGGCAGAAAGAACTGAAACGCCGAGCGGCAATGCATTTGCAAATAGCTGGTGAGAGTTATCTGTTGGGGACACCGCTCAAAGATAAGTTTGACCGGGCCGCAGGGTTCTTGTGGGAGTTCTTGTCCACCGAGGAGATCCGTGTCACCGCAGGTCAGGGCGGGCAACGGATCAAACGAAACGCCAGCGGGCTATCCGATGGCGACGCAGGCTTCGTTGATGTTGAAGCGTTTATCGCACGGCTGTGGCGACCGGACCCGAGGTATTCTTTGCGGGCTGATTCACCGATGAAACGTGTGTTGCCGATCTGCCGTGAACTAGTTGTCCTATCGGAGGTCGTTGATTCAATCGCTAAGTCACGGCTCTCGTCTGGCATGTTGTTTATCCCAGAGGAGATGAGCTTTGGTCCTATCAACGAGACTGAAGCGCCAAACGACTCCGATGACTTTGACGAGTTCATTGGGACGCTCGTGGAACATATGTCTGCTCCGGTTAGGGATCGTACCTCTGCGGCTGGGTTGGTCCCGCTAGTTGTTCGTGGCGCTGCGGAGTACGGCGACAAGATCAGGCTCGTTCAGTTGGCGCAGGATTTGGATTCGACGTTCCACGACCTCCGCATGGAGTTGTTGGATCGGCTGGCTAAAGGGTTGGACGCGCCGCCGGAGATCATTGGTGGCAAGGCGGGGTTGAACCACTGGTCTAGCTACAACGTCGATGCCGACCTAATTGGTAAGCATGTGAATCCGGTTGGCGAGATGATCGCAGAGTTCATAACGGTCGCGTACCTGCGTCCGATGCTCGCAGAGTTCGAACATGTATCTGACGAGGACGTTCAACGGTTTGAGTTGGTCTTTGATTCACGCATTTTGACCGCCCGGCAGGATGAGGGTCCAGCGGCCACTGGCGCGTGGGACCGCTTGGCCCTTTCTGACGTTTCGTATTTGCGGGCCAACGGGTTTCAGTTGGAGGACTATCCGTCTGAGGATGAGCGGCGGCGGCGGACGCTAGAAAAAGTTTTGATGGCCGACCCCGGAACTTATGGGCCACTGCTCCTCCCCGAGCTATACCCCGAGCTGGGCTACCTGTTCGCTGGCGTAGCGCCTACTCCATCCTCTAGTCCCGCACAGGCCGCTCCTGTGGCCGCTGTTCCCCCCGACCCGGCGGCAGCGATGCTTCCACCGGCGGAACCATCCGTGGCCCCGTCTGCGGGGACAGAGCCGTCTGTGGCGGCAACGGGTGACCTAGTAGACAAGTTGACCGGGGCGGCGGACGTGGCCCTTGTGAAAGCGCTTGGAGCGGGGCAGGAAACAGGCGGCTGGGAAGAGTTCAAAGCGGTGGCAGGCGTGTTCGTTTCCGATTGGTTATTGGCGACGGGCTTTGAGCCGGTAATGGCTGCGACGGTTACGGAGAACGTTTTGGATTCCGTTATGCTCTCTCTGGATTCCTTTACACATCAAGTTTCTGTGCAGGGTGGGGTTTTGGAAGTTCCGCAAGAGGTGGTGTTGATTCCATTGCGGCGCGCGTTAGCGACGTTTGCAAATATGGAAACGGCAAGCTGATGGCAACTCGCAAAGTTCAGCTACCGGCTAGGAACCAGAATCTCACTCGGCTGAGATTGCGGCAGGCTACAAGCGAAGCCTTTGATGCTTCACGGTCAAAGTTGCGGGCGGCGGTGATGGCTTCAGAGCCGGGGGTTTACTCGGCGGCGGAGCTATGGGATGACTCGTGGTGGGTTGAGGCCACGGATAAGTTCGTGGCCCCGGTCTTGTGGGATGCGTATATGCGGGCGGCGTTTCTAACGTTGCCTCCCGATACAAAGACTGTCCCGCCGTGGGTGCTGTGGTCTGCGGAGACTTCGTGGCGCGCGCAAGTCAACAGGGTTCGGCATCTTGCTGTCACGGTTGGCAAGCGGGTTGCTGTTCTAGCGGATACCGGACAGGGCGAAACCCGTGGGTGGATGTTGGAGCAGCTTGGACTTGTAGCGGCGGCTGGACCTTTGTCTGCGGGTATCGAAGATGGTGTGGTTTTGACGGAGGGCGACGCAGCGGATCAAGGCGGGCTGTCTGCGGGTGCGGAGTTGCAGCAGGGGTTTAAGACTTGGGTTGCGGCTGGCGCTAATACCAGACCTACTCATCTGGATGCTGACGGGCAGGTCGTTGGCTTTGACGAGATGTTTATGGTTGGCGGCGAGGAGTGCGAATTCCCCGGCGACCCTGCGTTGTCGGATGCTGAAGCTATTAACTGCCAGTGTGAAACCGATTACGAGATGGAAGATCCAAGGGCCACGGTCCTTGGTGAGGATTGGTCGGTGGTTGCGGCGGCAGCGGAGGACGGTGCGGTTGGTTCAGCGGTACTTGAATCTGGCGGGCAGCAAGTTCTTGATGCTTTGGCAAATGGCGAACTGAGACCGTTAAGCAATTTTGCTGACAGAGAACTAAGGGCGGCGTGGAAATCTGAACTGGGTTTGCCCAAAGACGTTCGTTTCGTGCCT